GCACCGGCGGCGAGGGTGGGATCCAAGGGCGCATGGAGATCCTGATGGGTGAGCCAGACCAAAAGCCAACACAAATGCTGATTAATTTACTCAAAGGAGTTTATAACCCGGCCAGACTTGAGTGGTGGCAACGTAAACTAAAAGAGAGACGAGGACGCAAGACGCCCGAGATGGAGTTTCACTCTCCGGGCCCTGTAAAACCTGGCAAGTTAGAGGATGATGACAAAATCCCCGGTTTCCGCGGTGTCGTCACGACAGTGTTTAGCGGGTTGATTAGTTGCTATAACGCCTACCCCAAAAAGCATAGTTACCGTGTACGCCGAGCAAATAAAGGTTGGCATGGCGGCGTGGTGTGGTACCCCGAAAAAGCTAAAATCTTGCTACGTAACGATAATCTCAAAATCAAGGGGTTGACTCCGGAGCAAGAAGAAAACGTGCGTCAAATCCACGCCATGAACCCCGCGCATATTTTGGTTGAGTGCGCAACGAATAAGAGTTGGGGCGGTAAAAAAGACCTCGCCGACTTGGATTTGGATAGCTATAAAAAAGCCGCTGATACGCTTTATGCCGAGGGCTTTGGCTTGTGTATCCGCTACAACCGCCAAACCTCCATTAAAGAGTTCATTCAGCAAATTGTTGACCACATCGGCGCGGCGCAATATGACAACATTGAGACCGGTAAACAAGCGATTAAGCTGATTCGCCATGATTACAAAGTCGAGGATTTACCGCTGTTTACATACGATAACGGGATTCTTTCGGTGCTCGATGACGACAGCGCGGCGACTGATAAACAGGCCAATCAAATCATTGTTAAATACCGTGAGCCGGTGACAAACCGCGACGACCAGGCTATTGCTAACAATATCGCGGCAGTGCAAATGCACGGTGTAATTAGCAAAACGGTGGAGTATAAGGGGATTCCAACCTTCGATTTGGCTGCACGCGTCGCACAGCGCGATTTAGAGATGATTGCCAGTGGCTTAACACGGCTCAAAATTACCTTTGATATGCGCGGCAGTGAGTTACGCCCGGGCGATGTTATCCGGGTCAATCTGCCTGAGCGTGATATTGTGGACGTGGTCTTTCGGGTGGGTGAGCTTAAAAACGGCAACGAGGGCGAGATTGTCGCTACTTGCTTACAAGATGTGTTCGGGCTTCCCGCCGCTAACTACTCTACGCAAAAAGGCGAGTCGCTTTATATCCCGCCTGATTACACCGCCAAACCGATTGAGCGTGCGCGGTTGTTTGAGGTACCGTATCACGTGCTCCCCCTTGTGTTAACGGACGCAGAGCGCGCTTATATCAAGCCGACTGACTGTTTTGTGTGGAGTCTAGGTGCACAACCTACACCGCTTTCCGTGGGGTATGACATGTTAGTCAACGTAGGCGCGGGCTACGCCCAAACCTCGACGGGCTCATTTACCCCGTATGTCGAGTTGGTCGGCGAGGTGAGCCCTTATCAGACTAGCATTAAGTTTAAGCTAGAGGGTGAGTATTCCGCACTTTCCGGGGCGGCGGCGCTCATCGTTGATGATGAGATTATCAAGATTGATTCCGTCGATTTTAAAACCGGCACAATGACTGTGGGGCGCGGTTGTGCGGATACTATCCCACAAGCGCATAAAGCGGGCGCCTTGGCGTGGTGTTATTTGCTTGCCGCCGGCACGGATGAGACAAAATACACCGTTGGCGAGCAAATCAAAGCTAAATTGCTCACCCGTACCGCACAGCAAATGCTTGATGAGAGCAAGGCCCAGGTGCTTACACTTACCACCCGTCAACGTCAAGCCCGCCCTTATCCACCTGGCAAAGTGCAAATTGATGGCGGCTACGGCAACACCATTAATGACAAATCCGCATTCAAACTCACTTGGGCGCACCGCGACCGTGATGTGCAGGCAGATAAGTTGATTCCACACACGGACGATAGCACCGTTTTGGGCAAGGATGTCAGCTACAAAGTAGATTTACTGGACGGCGACAGCGTGGTGCGGTCTATTAATACCACCGCAACCGAGTTTGTTTACCCGGACGCCAAAAAGGTAGATGGTGAGCAATTTAGCCAAATAGCGCTATATAGCACTCAAAATAGCTTACAGAGCCTGCATCGTTATGTGTTCAGGGTTGGTGGTGCAATGACATTACTTCATGGCTTTAATTATCAGGCGCGTTGGACGTCAGGCGATAACATTTTTAATCGCTACAATGATGGCTATTTTGGGGGTGGCGGTTATTTGATGTTAAGTGCTAGTTCACCAAATTACGATATTTACAATGATTACACCGTTCCGGCAGGACAATACGCCCGCTTTGTGCTGGATTATAAGATTTTGACGTATAACCAACGTAGCGGCAAATGCAAGGTAATTGTGCAACTGCTCAACGGCACAAACATGGTGCAATCATACGAGTCCGAGTTGATGGGCGACTGGCCAACAGACGATTGGCATCCTCAACAGGTATCCGGAGCGCTTCCGCCGGAGGTGACAACCATTAGATTTAAGATTGTGGCTCAGCCTGGCATTAGTAGTAACGCGCTCACATTTAGAGATATCACAATTCGTGTTGGGGAGGAGTAGCTTTCAAACGTTTTAAAAAATGACCGCACTTTAAGATGAATTAATAATCAACAACCCTTAAATAAGGATTAAAAAATGCAAGATAAAACAGTCACCCTCCGCAACGGCAATACAGGCACCGTTGTCTATGAGAGCCAATTTGGCAAGCTATTAATCGTTGAGCATAACGGCGATGAGCTTCCGCCTACGCACTGGCACAACGCTAACGGCTCATTTTGTGCGGGCTCACAAAGCCCGCTTGATGTGGTTGACATTAACCAAGGATAGATACAATGC